CTATAAAGTAGTCTTCAATAATACCAAGAAAAAAGATGAAGAATATTATCTTAATACTAATCAGTCCTTTGCTTTTGCTGATGGAACAGTAACTGCAAGCTATGGAGATGCAACGGCTAAAGCTCACGCTGATACTTTATTCACTGCAGCGGATGAAGATAATGGATTAGGCACTGAAGGCGAAGTTAAAGTTGAAGGATTAAAAACAAAAAAAATTAGAATACTTAAATCTCTAGCTGCAGGAATACTTGCGGAAACAGATTGGTACATTGTAAGAAAAGCAGATGCAGGTACATCCGTACCTTCTGCAATTACAAATCACCGTGCAGCAGTCCGTACGAAATGTGCGGAAATGGAAACAGCAATCACGAATGCATCAAATACGCCAGCCATTGAAACTTTATATACTTATACAGAACAAGAAGATGGTTCGGTTACAAGACCATTAGGTGAACTGCCAAGATTGGAGGTTTAATGCCTTTAATTTTACCAGGAAACGTAGCATCAGCAACAGCATCAACTACATATGACGTAGCCAATTCCTGTCGGTTTAATGATGGGGATAGTGCTAAAATGGCTAAAACACCTGACGAGAATGGGAGTGATGTAAAATTTACTTTCTCGTGTTGGGTAAAAAGAGGTTCAAATCTTGGATCACAATCATATATGATGCTTCAAGGTACTGGCGCAACTTTTACTTCTGCTAAATTTGATGGAAGTGATCGATTAGATTTACAAGCAAATAATAATGGTGCTGTTGCTTATAATTTAACTAATCGCAAATTTCGTGATCCGAGTGCTTGGTATCATATAGTCTGGGCAATTGATACCACACAAAGTGTAGCTGGAAATCGAGTAAAAGTTTATATTAACGGAACTGAAGAGACATCTTGGTCTTCCGAAACTGTACCAGATGAAGATGATACATTAGCTATTAACAATACATCATATCCTTGGGTGTTAGGTGCAGAAACTTCTTCTAATTATTTCGATGGTTACATGGCTGAAGTAGTTTATATTGATGGAACTCAATATGCCGCTTCAGATTTTGGAGAATTTGATGAAGATAGTCCGACAATATGGAAACCTAAAGCTGTTTCAGGATTAACCTTTGGTACAAACGGATTTTATTTAGACTTTGAAGCAAGTGGAAATCTTGGCAACGACGCCAATGGCGGAACAGATTTAACAGAAACTAATCTAGCCGCAGCAGACCAGGCGACGGACAGTCCCACGAATAATTTTTGTGTAATGAATCCTTTGGATAATTATTTTGCTGCAGGAACTTTTTCTGAAGGAAATTGTAAAGTAGTAAGTAACGCAAGTAATACGACTTGGGGAACATCAACTTTTGGATTGACAGCTGGTAAATGGTATTTTGAAGTTAAATTTGAAGGCACTTTAGGAGGTGGAGAAGTTATGGGAATTGTTGATCGAGTATCAGATGCAACAAGTCAAAAAGCTTATAATGCTTCAGGTGGTAAAAATGCAGTTTGGAGAAGTGGTGGTGATCTTTATGTTGATGATAGCAACGATACTGATTTTACTCCGGGGGGTGGCGATTTATGGGCAAGCAACGATATTCTGGGTGTCTTTATTGATTTAGATAATAATAAAATATATTGTGCAGTAAACGGATCAATTATAATTAGTGGAGCTGGTGCCGATATAACTGCCGTATCAAGTACCTTGAATAATGCTTATTTTATAATAGCTGGAGATTCTAATACAGCATCAACAGATTTTGAATTTAATTTTGGTGGTTGTTCTGCGTTTGCTCTTTCATCAGCGGTGAACGATTCTAATGGCTATGGGAATTTTGAATATTCACCGAATCAAGGCGGTGCATCAAATTTTGATAGTACAGCAAAAAATTTCTTAGCAATCTGCACAAAAAATTTAGGAAGCGATGGAGGTTAAATGGCAGCTTATACAGCAGTAGACGATCCATCAGCACATTTCAAAGTACAGTTATATACAGGAAATGGAAGTGCTAATAATGCAATTACTTTTGATGACACCGATACGGATATGCAGCCAGATTTCGTCTGGATAAAAAATACCGATGCCTCAGACTCGCATTGCTGGTTTGATGCTGTAAGAGGAGTTACTAAAGTTATCAACTGTGATAGTAGTGACGCTCCAACAACAGATACCGATACATTAGATGCTTTTCAAAGTGATGGGTTTCGAGTTGATGCCGATGTTAAAGTTAATACCAATACAGAAGTGTATGCAGCTTTTTGCTGGAAAGGCAATGGCACTGGCTCGTCAAATACCGATGGTTCTATAAACACAGCAGCAACTTCGGCAAATACCACAGCAGGATTTTCGATTAATACATATACAGGTACAGGAAGTGCGGCAACAGTAGGACATGGTCTAGGAGCAGTACCAGGATTTATATGTGTTAAAAATTTGTCTGAGATACAAGATTGGAGGGTTTATCATGATGGAACAGCAAGTGACCCTGGAACAGATAATCTTGTTCTTAATAGTACCGCTGCAGTTGCTGATTCTGCTGCTAAGTGGAATGATACAGATGCTACTTCTACTGTTTTTAGTCTAGGGGACAATCATGGAAGTAATAAGAGTGGAGATAGTCTAGTAGCTTATGTTTGGGCAGATGTTCAAGGCTTCTCGAAATTTGGATCATACGAAGGAAATAATAATGCGGATGGTACGTTTGTCTACACGGGATTTCGTCCACGTTGGGTTATGCTTAAAAACATAGACGCTACTGAACCATGGCTTATACTGGATAGTATTAGAGATTCAAATGGAAATCCTACAAATGCTCAACTTGAAGCGGACAGTAATGGTGCACAATCAGACGCAAACACATCTAGAGATACAGATTTTCTCGCCAATGGATTTAAATTGAGATTTGCTAATGCCGCATTAAATAGTGTAGCAACCTTTGTCTATGCCGCTTTCGCAGAAGCACCACTTGTAAATTCAGAAGGAGTACCTTGTAACGCGAAATAATTATGCTACAAAAAGTAAAATTTGCACCCGGATTCAATAAACAAGTCACACCGACTGGTGGAGAAAACCAGTGGCAAGGTGGAGATTACGTTCGTTTTCGTTACGGTACCCCTGAAAAAATAGGAGGTTGGGCTCAACTTGGAGATACTACTTTAACAGGAAGAACGACGGCTTTACACCATTTCGTTAATGCCAGTGGCATTAAGTATGCGGCTCTTGGCACGAACCGAATTCTTTATGTCTATTCTGGAGGTATCTTTTATGATATACATCCTCTTAAAAGCACTACGACTTTAACGAGTGCTTTTACAACAACCAATGGCGATGCTACAGTCACGATTACGTTTTCAAGCGCTCACGGTATATCTCAGTATGATATTATTCAGTGTGACAGTTTTACTTCTATTACCAATTCTGATTTCGATTCTACTGATTTTGATGGCGATGTCTATATGGTCGCTACCGTCCCGTCCACCACAACACTTACCATCGAGATGGGCTCGAATGAAAGCGGCTCGGGAGCAACAACTTCCGGAGGCGTAAGAGTCAAGCATTATTATACAGTCGGCCTTGCCCTTCAAGCATCAGCAGCCGGTTTTGGACTTGGCCAGTGGGGTGGTACCGTTTCTGGAGAAGTAACGTCCACGTTAGATGGTGATATTAATGCTAGCGCAACAAGTTTATCACTCGCCAGTTCGGATGCCTTTCCATCTGAAGGAACACTTTTAATAGACAGTGAACGTCTTGCTTATACGAGCAATGCCTCAAATACAATTTCAGGTATTACTCGAGCAGCAGATAATAGTACAGCAGCTTCTCACTCGGATGGAGCAACGGTGACCAATGCAACCGATTATACGAAATGGGGCGCAGCGCAAACGGGAGACGTTATCGACGCTCCTGGAATATGGCACCTAGATAATTTTGGCAATAAACTGATTGCAACGATTGCAGATGGCGCAAGCTTTGAATGGGATTCCGATGGCTCAACATCGACACGGGCAACTGTTATTACCAGTGCACCAACCGCTTCAAGACTTTCTTTGGTATCAACGCCCGATCGACACTTGGTTTATTTTGGAACAGAAACCACGATTGGAACGACATCCACACAGGATGATATGTACATCAGGTGGTCGGATCAGGAAGATATTAATACTTATACACCAACAGCAACCAATACCGCAGGTACACAAAGAATTGCAGATGGTACAAGAATTGTTGGAGCGATTAGAGGACGTGATGCCATTTATGTCTGGACTGACAATGCATTATTCATCATGCGATTTGTTGGGGCTCCTTTTACTTTTTCCTTTCAACAGGTGGGAACAGGTTGTGGACTCATTGGTAAGAATGCAGCCGTCGAAGTTGATGGCTCGGCTTACTGGATGTCAGACAATGGTTTTTTTAGATATACCGGTAAACTGGAATCGTTACCATGCCTCGTTGAAGATTATGTTTTTGATGATATTAATACTGTGCCAAAACAGCATATTAATGCTGGACTAAATAATCTCTTTGGAGAAGTCACTTGGTTTTATCCATCTTCTTCAGCAAGCTCAATCAATCGAGCGGTGACTTATAATTTTATGGACTCAACGCCTGAAAGACCGGTATGGACAACCAGCTCACTAGCACGAACAGCCTGGGCAGACTCAGCAGTATTCGGCAAGCCACATGGAACAGAGTATGATGCCGATGCAACAAGCGATTCAACGATCGGTAACACCGATGGAGTTACCACTTACTATGAACACGAAACAGGATTTAATCAGGTGAAAGCAGGAGCAACATCCGCCATTGCTGCTAACATTGAAAGTGGAGATTTCGATTTAGATCAAAAAGGACTAGCAGGCGACGGAGAATATATGTTTAAGATTAGAAGAATTATTACTGACTTTTTACAACAAACAGGAGATGCGATAGTGACTTTGAATTTAAGAGACTTTGCTAACCAGTCATCGAGTGGCTCGTCGCTTGGACCTTTTACCTCGACAACAAGCACAACGAAGATTGATACGCGTGCAAGGGGACGAGCGGCTTCGTTAAAGATTTCAAATTCCGGTACGGG